AATGCCTCATCTGGCGTCATTATCATTCCATCATTCATTAATTGACCACTTGCGTATTTCATCAATGTTGTTTCATACAAATCGCCAATATGAATATCTACATCTGGTATGCTCATGCTTTGTCCTCTGTTATATAATCTTCAATATTAAGTGACCCGTGTTCAAAGTGTTCAATGTATTCTTTTAAGTTAACTGCATCTTCTTCTATAGTATCTTTAGTCGGATCATCTATATTTAAATCTAACCAATTTTTTATAAAAGATATTATTTTTTGTTCTTTGCTCATTTATCCTCCTTTATAAGATTGCTTTCAATTAGTTCTGCTTTACCCCAATCAAAATAAAAATCAGTTAGTTTTTCTCTAGCAACCTCAAGTAAATCTTGATGAGACATATCTTGTAGTCTTTCTTCTATATGTTCATAAAGTTGTTCTTCTTGTTTTTCTGTTAAGTTATTATTCAAGTTGTGCCTCCTCTAGTTGATTTGCTCTTTCTTGTGTATCCACTAGGACAATGTCGTGAGCCTCACACCACTCATCAAAATCATCTTTAGTGTCTTTCCACGAATTCCCAAATTCTTGGTTATATTTTATATGGTCAAGAAACTCGTCCCTAGCGTCTTGGGTGGTTATATAACTAAAAAATGTTTTATTTAAATGTCCCATTTATGCACCCTCTTTTTATTTTTAAAGTATCCTACTTTTTTAAGTAGGTCATAACCATCAGTTATAGCTGATTTAAAATGTTCCGTTCTATATTCTAATGGACAATCTTCATCTGCATTACAACACACTATTGCTAATGCCTCTTGTAGTTGTTTGTGTTCTTCTACTAGTTTATTAGCAATACTTTTTTGTTTAGTAAAAGTATCGTTTAATTCGTGTATTGCGTTTTCTAGTCTAATATCCATTATTCAACCTCCTCTAGTTTAAAGTCGTGTAAGTAAGCCATACTTAAACTTTCTAGCTTTCTTGCATCTGCATCAGTTATAGGTATTTCGCTTTCTATTCTAACGGCTCTGCCATCAGATAAAAATTGCTCGTCATCAACTTTATTATCATAAAAGAATTTAGAAATTATTTCTTTATAATTTAAAGTTAATAATTGTTTGCTATCTATAATGGCGTAGTCGGTATATTCTCTGTCGCCGTCATAAATTCTAAAGCGTAATAGTGTCTTGTCTTTTGTCATTCTACCTCCACTACTTCATAGTCCAACCAACCGTTTGCCTCATTAACACCGTGCAAAAAAGTATTTAAGTCGTGTTGATTTTCAAACGTATATGTTTGTTTTTCTTCTTTGTCCGTACCCCATAAAATTGTTATTTTTTTTGTCATACTCCAATCCCCCTTGTTCCTATCTCTTGTTTAATAAAGTCTTTGAAATAGTTTTCAAGTATCGTTGGTTTTTCAATTGAGGTATATAATCTATATTCCTCTCTTAATTTTCTGTCATTAAAAGTTTTTATATACTGTTTAATGTAAGTTATGTCTTCGTTCATTATTTAATCTCCAATATGTTTGTTTGGCAATCATCACCGTAATTAGTTCCCGTATATTGAACATAAACTTTATGCCCGTTTATTTCTGTACCTACTTTACTATGTACGTTGTAAGAAGCATTAGAAACACACTCCGTTATTTCTTCTTCATTAAGTTTAATATCACTCTCAACTATAAATTTTCTTACGTCTTGAGAGTATTCTTCAAACTCGTATTTATATTTTTTAGTCATTTTTAGTCCTTTGTTTGTTTGTGTGAGTATTACTGAAATTCAGTCAAAGACCTTGTCATTTATTTCTAAATGTATTTCTCAACGCAACACTCACGAATTGACGAATCGCATTGTTTGACAAATTTGTCAAACATTATTTTCTAACTTTATACGTGTATAAATAAAACTTGACTTAGTTTTATTGTTTTTGTAAGATTTGATTGTAAAAGTGTTTCGGCATTTTTGCGTCCTTTCTTGCTAGGGGTAGGTAAAACTGCCCCTAGTTAAAATCAATCAAAAACAAGCCCCGTGAGCCGTGATTGTATACCCGTTTGGAATGGGTAATATATTACTTGACACTTAAATTTTTATAAAATAATCGTGTAATTGTTAATTTCACCAATTAACGCCAACCTGTCAGAGACTAGGGTGTTGTAAAAGATACCCTAGTTCAAACTGCCACTCCCCCTAACGAGAAAATCAAGGAAAACGCTACACGGAACACGGAACACGGAACACGGCTCAAGTTGTTGATTTATATGGGTTTCCTAATTTCTGGGAATTAGTCAACACTTTCGGAAAAAATGAGCCAATGTTTACGCCAATTTTCCTAAAACTAGCCCTCTATAGCAATTTGTATACAAAAAAAATAAAAAAAATATTTCTTAAAGGTGGAAAATAGGTCAACTTTCAGGAAAAATGCCAAATTAGTTATATAAAACAATAAGATAAAAATTCCGAAAGTATTGACTAAATCGGAATTTATTTGTCAAACTGGGAAAATATCAATATAATCAAGGGTTATTTATTCCGAAAGTATTGACTAAATCGGAATAATGAGTAATAGCAACAGTTTTAGAAATATAGTAAACATATATTTACTAAACGGAAGGCAAATTATAAGAAAAAAATAAAAAAAATATTTATCTGTATATAGATTGCTATAGGGAAAACAGATAAAATCTTTTTATGTCCTCAAAAAGAAATACACTTAAAACTACATCTGACCTTACTATAAAACAAAGAAAATTTGTTGATATCCTTGCAAGTAATTGGGGCAAAATTACTAAAACAGACGCTTGTATTGAGGCGGGATATACTACCAAAGACGGACGTAAGCCATATGAAACCGCAAGTAAGTTAACAAACCCAGAATTAAATCCGCATATTGTAAGATATTTAGAAAAAAGATTATCACAAGAATTACATAAATATCAAAGTGACAAATTACGTTCTTTTAAATCATTAGAGCATATAAGAAATAAAGCTGAAGAAAAAAATCAATATAATACTGCTGTTCAATCTGAATTTCGTATGGGGCAGTTAGCAGGTTTTTATGTTGCTAAAAGTGAGGTTTCCCATGTTGGATTAGAGGGTATGAGCCGTGAACAATTAGAAAAAAGATTATCGGAATTAGAAAACAAACTTGAAGTTAATAATGCGATTATCGACATCACTGCTGAAACAGAAATTGCGAAATAGCGATTGGAAAACTTTTATTAATATTTTTAATAAAGTTCACAATAGCCATTTATTAAATACTAAATTAGGAATTGTAGCTATAAAAATAAATGACAAAAAGAAAACTAAGTATTAACAAAAACGCAAAAAAAGAAATTGAAAAATATCCATTAGTTGCGATTAAATGGTATGACATCACTAGTGATAGTGCGTGGCAAAATATTAATGACTTAATCAATACAAAATTACCTATTTGCACAACTAAAGGTCATCTATTAACGCAATCAAAGGGAATAACAAGGGTCTTTGGTGACTACGCCCTTAAAGATGAAAAAACGGGCGTAATTGATGAAATTGCCAATACAACACTAATTCCTAATTCCGTTATTATAAATATTAAAAAGATTTAATATTATAAAATTTACCGCCCGAATTTATGTCGTGCGTCAATGAAATTAATTCTGACCATAACGGGTTTTTAATACCTATTGGGTCAATATTTATTTTGTAATCATTAGCCAAAATTTCCATTATTTGCTCTGCAACATATTTACAAGTATCTTTATTGCCATATCCCCAAGTATTACAATAACCAATTAATCTTTTTATGTCTTTAGCGTATATGGGCAAAAACCCTTTTTTTATTTTATTTTTCATTAATTACTCCTATATTGTTTTATAATTTGTTTTATTTTTTGCCAATTATTATTTGTATAATAAAGTTCGTAAGATAATAGTTTAAAATCCTCAGTAAAAACTTCATTTACGTAAGATTTTAAATCATTTTCATTAACAAAATTTTCAAAAATTTCCATATCTGCAATTCCAAAACTATCACAATCTGTGCCTTTTTGATTGTTTATATATTTGCCAAAACTTACATAATTATTATATATATTTTTAGTTTTAATATCTTGCATTGTAATATTTGCCCCTATTGGATTTTTCTTTAAATTATAAATTTTCATTATTTCCTCGCTATTCTTTTTGTTGGTAAATATTGCGGTAAATTTAATTTAAAATTATTTCTTTGATAATCATAATCAACCGCTTTTGTGTAATTATCTGCTAAATACTCTATTGTTTTTGCAACGCTTAAAGGCGTTCCTATTAAGCTATGCGACAAATCAAATACTTTTTTATAGGTATCTAATTTTAATGATATATTTTTATATCCTTTAACGCCGTCATACCCGCCAATATGCAACTCCTTTTTTTTATTTTTTTTCATTTTTTATGTCCTTTTTTGTTGTTTACAATAATTTAAAAAATTATTGGCTATAATATTTTTATAATTTTTAGCGTTATATAAAATATCCATATCATAATTATAAGCCGTTAGATTACAAACCAATTTATTATTTTCGTCATTATTAAAAATAATTTGATAAGTATATTCTTGCCCGTAATTTTCTGTCTCCCAATCGTCCTCAATAAAATTTTGAGTACATTTATATTCATAAACGGAATTGCCGTTATCATATATAAAATGATTAATTAAATTTAAAAAGTTCTTAGGGTTTTTAGCGTTTTTAAGTAGTTTTGCTAAATCTTGCCCTGCATTATCTAAAAAACCGTCACAATGTCTATAATAAGTATAAACGTTATTATTGTTTTTTACATTTACTACTGAACGTGTAGCCATTTTAATTTACTCCTTTATTGTTAACTATTATTTTATTGCCAACTTTTTTTATGTTTTCTGCTATTAAATGCAACTTAAATATAAGACTTTCATAGCGTTCAATATTTAAACCTATTTCATTTTTTTCTAATTCTTTAGGCTCAACTATTTCATACCACTCGTTTAAAGCGTCTATTAAATTAAGAGCGTCATTTTTTGTTATCATTTTTTATGTCCTTTTTTAGTTAATAACCGTAAACCCGCTTAAGTCTTTTTTCGCTCGACCCTTTGCAAGTAAACCAATTATTGTTTTTTTCGGGTCAAGAAAACGCAAATCGCTATCATCTCCCGTCACAACTTGCCTACCTAAATATTTTTTAGGTAGTTTATTAAAAACAACTGCAATATTATTATCAGTTGCTAATAATTTTTTGATTTCGCTTTCATTACTTTCGCTTTTCGAAAACGTTAGACTGTAATTTTTTGGCAAAATTTCATTAAAACGATTTAATATTTTTGTATAATCATAAAATGGAATTTGCGGAAATAGTTCCATAATGTTTTTATGGTCTTTAAATCGATATCGCTCCCATGCTAAATCGCTCGTTCCATTTAATCTTATCGCCAATTTTAAATTTTTACTTTTGGCTAGTTTTTCGTAATTTGTAATTTCTTTATGTAAATGCTCTAAAAATTTTTGGCGGTCGTTAATAAAATACAATGTTTTATTTATTCTTGATTTTTGGACGCAATTCATTTGACCCCGTCCCGCCGTATTTAAACAAGCCTTAATACAACCTTGTGACGCTTTTGGGCAAATATTATACCCGCTTAGGTTGTATGGAGCTAAATGCAAGATTGCGGTCAAATATCCATATTTAACTGATTTTTGCATTTTAAAGTTATTAAAACTTAATAACTTTTTTTGCGGTTTATAATTCATATATATTCACGTAATTTCTTTAAACACTGATTAAATTAAGCCTTAAGTGTTGTCAAATAAATAATTAAAAATAAGTGTTGACAACTAATATATAATAGATAATTTGACAAATAATAATAACAACTAAAAAAGGACGTAATATGTTTAGCAAGTACACAAAAGACGCCTTAACAATTTTACAAAATGAAATTGTCGAGGGTTTAAAAAAAGACGGTTTAAAATATTTTAAATCGTTTTCGGGTTATGGATATCCTAAAAACGCCTTAACGCTTAAAGAATATAGCGGTATTAATTTTTGGGCTTTAAATATCCAAAAACAAAAATTAGACTATAAATCTAATTTGTGGGCAACTAAAAAAGCGTGGGCAAAAGTTGGAGCAACTATTCTTGACGGTCAAGAAAAAAACGGTCGAGCAATATTTTACTACAGCACGTTTAAAAAAGATGTAAAGAAAAATGAAAAAATGGACGAAAAAACTTTTGCTTTTTTAAAAGTATCTTACGTTTATAATTTAAGTCAAATTGACTTAAAAAATTCAACTTATAGCCCCGCTATAGAGACGCCAATTAATAAAGTAATTGATAATCAAGAAATTGAAAACTTTATTAAATCTATTGACGGCTTAAAGTTAAGTCATACATTAGACGGTGAATGTTATTATCATAAAATAGTTGATAATATTGTTATGAGTGACAAAAAAACTTTTAAAGACACGCCAGATAATAACGCCTCGAATAATTATTATAGCGTGTTATTTCACGAGTTAATTCATTGGAGCGGAGCAAAAGAGCGTTTAAATCGATTTGAAAAAAACCAAAAAAGATTTAAAGACAACGCTCAATTAGAATATGCTCACGAGGAGTTAATTGCGGAGATTGGAGCGGTGTTGTTATCACAACGCTTTAATATTCAAAAAACTATAAATAACAATAATTTGAGTTATTTAAAAAGTTGGATATCGGCGTTGCAAAATGACAATAAATTTTTAATATCGGCGTTGTCACAATCTTATAGAGCGTCCGAATTTTTACTTAATAAAGGCGTTAAAAAAGACTATACACAAGAAATCAAAAAAGTTGCATAAATATCACATATAAAGCGGGTCTAAAAAACCCGCTTTATTTAATAGTTGACAACTATATTAAATCATATAATTTCGCATAATAACCAAAAAAAAGGACATAAAAAATGACTATAAATTTAAACCAAATAATTACAAAAAAAAGAGCAATGATTATATTAAAACTACACGGTCTTACCGACTTAATGCATTTAAAAAGTTTTATAATCGATTTAGGTAATAAGGACGAATATGTTAAACGTGAGGTTTACGTTTGGTTAGGTTATGACTACGGTCATTGCGATTATATTTAAATATTTAATTGACGTTAAGCCCTTAATTATTAGGGCTTAGCGATAGTTAAAAAACTATCATAATACTAACAACTAAGGACGTAAAAAAATGACAAAAATGTTGCCAAAAAACACAAGCGAAAGTTATAACGGTTGGTCTAATTATGATACGTGGAATTTCAAATTATGGTTGGATAATGACGAAACTTCACAAGGTATGACTTACAATCTTATTAAAGACGCTATAAAAAAAAGCAAAAAACAAGCGGACGCCGTCCATTATATTAGAACGTTTTTAGAGCAATACGCTTTAGAAAACGCTCCACAATTAGAAAACGGCTTTTATTCGGACGTATTAAACGCCTCTATACGTTCAGTAAATTATTATCAAATTGCGGACGCTTATTTTTTTGATTATTTAGAAAACAATAATTTAAAAGAAAAAACGGCTTAGCCCTTACCTTGCATTATACACGCCTTAGTTGTACTCTAAGGCGTGTCAAGAAAACCCGAAAACGTATTTATTAAAAGAGTTAAAAACGCCAATAAAAACAATTACTTTCAGTCAATAGAGACCTACACAACGTTAGGTTGCGCCGATTGTTTTTGTGTTGTAAATGGCTCGAGTTTTTGGCTCGAGTTTAAACATACAAACGCTAAGAATTTAGGGCTAAGTAAGTATCAAATGGCGTGGCAATTAAAACTAATTAAGCACGGCGGTCACGTATTTAACTTTGTTAGGGTACTCTCGCAACGTTGCCTTAAAACCTATAGACTTGAGCCGTTAGGCGTTAGGCTTATTGCGACCGCCAATGACAACGTCGACGGTATCAACCAACTATTAAATCAACTATCGGACATTGTGCGAAATTGTGCGAAGTAATAACATTACTTCTGATAACTATACTTATCACTCCCAATAACTTCACATAACTTCACATAAGATAGAGGCGTTAGGCACGGCTCAGTCTACAAGGCTCATTAATCGATTGACCTTATGCTTTTTTATTTGCCTTATTTTTGCCACAATCAGCAATTTTTTTTGATTTTACAGAGACGTGCTTGAGCAGGATTCATAAACGTAGTAGGGTAAGAATTACAATGGATTTATTAAAGGGACCCGTAGAAAAAGACCTATTAACTCTTGAAGAGCTTCGTAACGAAGTAGAAAAGAAATGGATTAAACACATAAAGTTGTGCCAGGACAATTTTCTATATTTTGTTCAGGAGGTTTGGCCTGATATCATTATGCGAAAAGAAAAGGACCCAACTAAATATGGGCACCATCAGATAATGGCGTCAGAGTTCACTAAGATAGCTTCACAGAAAAAAGGGAGGCTCATAGTAAATATGCCCCCACGTCATACTAAGTCTGAGTTTGCTTCTGTTTTCTTTCCAGCATGGATGATAGGGAAGTTCCCCAAATTAAAATTAATGCAAGTTACACACAATGCTGAATTATCTTCTAGATTTGGTGCAAAGATTAGAAACTTAATAGATTCAAAAGAATATAAACAAATTTTTGGTGATGTAAGATTACGAGAAGATTCTAAAGCAAAAGGTAGATGGGAAACTAATCATGGTGGTGAATACTTTGCTGCCGGTGTTGGTGGAGCAATTACAGGTCGTGGTGCGGATTTGTTGATTATTGATGATCCACACACGGAACAAGACTCATTATCTAAAAATGCAATGGAAAGGACCCATGAATGGTATTCATCAGGACCCAGACAACGTTTGCAACCAGGAGGGTCCATTGTATTAGTTATGACTCGTTGGGCAGAAAACGACTTAACAGGGATGTTAATAAAAGGACAAAAAGAAAATAAAGCGGATAAGTGGAAAGTAATATCTTTCCCAGCCATACTATCAAGTGGTGATCCATTGTGGCCAGAGTATTGGACACTAGAAGAATTAGAAAGAGTTAAAGCAACTATTCCAGTTCGTAACTGGTCATCTCAATATATGCAGGACCCAACTTCAGAAGAGGGTGCAATTATTAAACGTGAATGGTGGAGACCATGGAAAAAATCAAACCTACCAAATCTTATGCATGTAATACAAAGTTATGATACTGCGTTTAGTAAAAAGGAAACTGCAGATTATTCTGCTATTACAACTTGGGGTGTATTTTATCCAACAGAAGGAGGACCCGCTAATATGGTTTTGTTAGATGCCATGAAAGGTAAATATGATTTTCCAGAACTTAAAGCTGTTGCATTAGATCAGTATAAATATTGGGAACCTGAAACAGTTATTATTGAAGCGAAAGCTTCTGGTGAGCCTTTAACCCAAGAGTTTAGACGTATGGGTATTCCTGTTATTCCTTTCACACCATCAAGAGGAAAAGATAAATATACTAGAGTTAATGCATGTGCCCCTATATTTGAATCAGGTACTATTTGGTATCCAGAAGGAGAACACTTTGCAGAAGAAGTAATTGAGGAATGTGCGGCGTTCCCACATGGAGAATATGATGACTATGTTGATAGTATGACTCAGGCTGTGTTAAGATATAGGCAGGGCAGCTTTATTGAAACAAGTTCTGATTATAGGGACACGTCAGATAGACCTGTTAAAGAATATAAATATTATTGATATGAAAAAAATTCAAAAAGCTTATACTGGTAGAGCTGTAAGACAACCTACAGAAACAGATACTGAATTTGAAATTAGACATGAATATCACACACCATTTAAAGGACCCCAAAAAGCAAGTCTAGGTGCTTTAATTGGAATTGGTGCAGATAATCTTTTAAAAAAATCTGAAACAGCTAGAAGCCTTACAAAAAATTTAGGTATTGGTGGAAACCTTTTAGGTTCTTATTATGATAAAAAAGCTGATACTAGGGATAAGACAACAGGTTCCGAACAAACAAAACAAATAACAGCAAAACGAATGGGTGGCATGATCCGTGGTGGTAGAGCCGAGATCAAAGGAACACGCCCCGCGAAACTAACATAGGAGATAATATGGCTAAAGAAAAAAAACAATTAACACCAGGAGTAAAGGCATCTGAGGTAGATAGAGAAATATTAGAAAACGTTGGATCAAAACCTTTATTTAATAAAAAAGCAAAAGGTGGCTTGAATAAATTTATGAAAGAAAGATCAGGTGCTGCAGTAACACAAAAAGAAAAAGATAGATTTAAAAAAGAAATATCAAGAGCTGCAACTACTGGAGCGGCAGCTGAAGCAATGTCGTCAGACGCAATGAAAAATATTTCTGGAGCTTCAGTTACCGATGCTGAAAGAGAAAGATTACAAGATGCAATGCCTGATTATGCAGAAGGTGGAGAAGTCGTAGTAGGTAAAGGAAAAGATTATATAAAAGATTTACTGTAATGGCTGATAAAAAAAAATCTTCTTGGCAAACTGTTGAAGAATATCAAACTGAAAAATTAAATAAAAGAACAGCTGACGCAATTAAAGAATCTAAAAAAATTACAAAAGAAAAAAAAGATTCATATACAGAACGTAATGAATTCAAACCAGGTTTTTATGATCAGCCTAGTAAACCTCCTATAACACCTGAAACTTATTATGGTACAGCAAGTGGTAAAACAAGTTTTGAATCACCAATCGTAGATCCAGATACATCTATGATGATAAATAGAAATCAAGGCGGAGAAGTTGTAGTTGGTAAAGGAAAAGATTACATCAAGGATTTATTATAATGGCTGATAAAAAGAAAGTTGGTAAAGTCATGAGAGAATTTAAAGCAGGTAAATTACATTCAGGAAAAAAAGGACCCGTTGTAAAAAATCCTAAACAAGCAATTGCTATTGCTCTATCAGAAGCTAAAATGACTAAACCAAAAAAAATGTCTGGCGGTGGTGATGCACAAGGACCTTTCTTACAAGGTGTTACACCTGAAATTGAAAGATCTGCAGAAGGAGTTGAGGGTTCACAATCAAGAATAGAAAAAGATAAAGCAAAAGTAACTGCACATACTAAAGCTGGAAATATTGGTATAGGCAGAACTGAATCAAAAATTTATCAAGGGCCTGGTACACCGGAACTTAAACAAAGAGAAGATAAAATATCTTACGATAAAAATTTTAAAGTTAATGATGGAACAGATGTTCTTTTATATGGAGAAAAAGGAAGATCAAAATCTGAATATTCAGGTTATGGTGAAACAAAAAAATCACAAGGAACTTTTAGAATAGGTGCAAAAGCAACAATGAAATTTGAAAAAGGTGGCGCTGTAGAAATTGGTAAGGGTAAAGACTACATAAAAGACTTACTATAATAGAGGTTACATAAGCAATTTACTATAAGATATAGTCCTTATTATCATTGCATGTTAAAATAATCCTGTTATAACAACAAGGAGATAGTATCATGAAAAAATCGTTAAGAAATCTAGCAAAGGTTGCAGCAGGTTTAGGCGCTGCATATGCTTTGACTAAGATGGGTAAAACTGAAACATCAGAAGCGGATAGCTTAAGAATGCAAAATCAAGCTGATCAGGAAGATGCTTCAAGAGCAGCATTTGCAAAAAAAAATGCAAGAATATCAGACGCACAAAGAATGTCTAATCAAGCAGCACAAGAAGATGCTTCAAGAGCAGCATTCGCGAATGCAAGTAAAACAAGTAGCCCAACAACTTTAAATCCTAAGACAGGTATTTATGGAGAACCCGGTTCATTAGAAGGTTTTAAAGCTTCAGAAGAAGCTAGAAGAGCTAGAATTTTTGGAACAGGAACAAGAGAAATAGATCCAGGTAGTCCTAAAGCAAAACTAGCTGCAAGATTAAATAGATCTAAAGGTGGATCTGTAATAGCAAGAGGAAACAAATTAGCAAGAAGTAAACCGACTAAACTTTTTTAATGGCTGAAGTCGACAAAAACAATGAACTCCCACAAGAGGAAGTTGTTGAAAACGAAATTGATATAGAGTTACCACCTGAAGAAGGTGTTGTAGAGGAAGCAGCAGAAGCTGTTTCTGATGAGTTAGACTTTTATAAAAATTTAGCTGAGGATATGGATGAAAGATCTTTAGCTCGTTTGTCGTCACAATTAATTTCTGATTATAAAAAAGATAGAGTCTCAAGAGCAGATTGGGAACAAACCTATGTTCAAGGATTAGATCTTTTAGGATTTAAATACAGAGATCAAACTAGACCCTTTCAAGGAGCAACGGGTGTTACACATCCTTTACTTGCAGAGTCAGTTACACAATTTCAAGCACAAGCCTATAAAGAATTATTACCATCTGAAGGTCCTGTAAGAACACAAGTTGTAGGATTAGAAACACCAGAAATTTTACAACAAGCAGAACGTGTTAAAGATTTTATGAATTACATGTTGATGGAAGAAATGGAAGAGTACACTCCAGACTTTGATCAATTATTATTTTATTTACCTTTATCAGGATCTTCGTTTAAAAAAGTTTACTATGATGAAATCATGCAAAGAGCGGTATCTAAATTTGTACCTGCAGATGATTTAATTGTTCCTTACTATGCAACAGATTTAAAAGATTGTGAGCGTATTACACATGTTATTAGAATGTCAGAAAATGATGTTATTAAAAAACAAAAGTCTGGATTTTATAGAGACGTAGAGTTAATTGCTAAACAAGCAGAACAAACTGCTATTCAACAAAAACTATCT